ATCATCTACAACTTTATCTCTGGTGTCGTTATGGAGAGCCTTTTCACCAGAGATATCTCTCGCTGGCATCGTTTCAGTTCCTTCCTGATGATAAGTCATCAGCTTTGCGCTGGGAAGACTGCCGCTGTTGCGCGGATGCTGTTTCCCAGACCTGATACCGTAAGAAATCCTTACTCTTCTACTGCTTTTTTCAGGTTTATTCGGTTCAAGGTGCTCCAGAAGAAGTCCAGATGCTTTTAAATTTGGTTTGTTGTGACCATACTTTCCTTTTTTAAGTATTGCGTAGTCTTTACTTAACTTTTTAAAGGAAGCACCAGAAGTTGACCTATGGCTCCCCTCAATAATTGAAACATGATTGTCCCTGGTCTTCTTAGTAAGAACCTTCAGGAACTTCATTGGGAAATCAATTATCTTTTCAAATTTTGGGAATTTAAAATTCTTATCAACTATTATGTCCACGGATATACTCCAGTAATGTTTTTGCTTTATTAAATTTCTTAGGATTCTTCGATATTTCTTCTCTTGCCTTCTTCGTCCTTTTTCTATCAGAAGGATCAGGGAGCCAAGACCCCCTGCAATTGACACCGCCTCCATCAGTAAATGCTCCAGGGAATCTGGAATCTATCTCCGCTCTGGTCATACCGCCCGCAGCAATCATCACCCTGCAAATCGGCCTTGTCCTGTCATCAAGAGGATTATCGAAATACCATCTACGATTATCAGGCAGATCATCAGCCATAACTGCGACTATACTGCGATTGTAAGTGGCAAGACCTGTGGAGACAATCCCTTCAACCCTCCCAGGATTAAGATTGACCTTCGACATCATTCTTTCTCTTAAAGACTTCCCCTTCAAACCCTGAGACAGACCTTCTGAGATTCCAAGCCTTAATTCTTCACCAAGTCTGGTGCTGTAATTTATGATGGAAGATTCCTGCAGCTTCCTTAATGCCAATAACTCAGTCTCACTGATCTTGCCAAACATGAACATATCATCAAGCATGAATCCCGTTGCATCTAAATAACTGTTAATAGCATTCTGCATGAGAAGATCCTGAATCCAGTAATCAGCAAGACTCAGCCCAGCAATGATGGCCAGTATCTCTTCTGTGGAATATCCTTCGTCCTGAAGCTCTTCTATATCCTGTGCAAACGCTTCCTGAGACTGATCAAGCTGTGACAGGTAGTCTTTAACTGCCTGATCGATAATAGCTTCCACGAATTACCCCTCTAAACGGGCCAGTAACCTATTCTGCGGCTCCTGTTGCTGAGTTTCTTCTTCCTGCTGGCGTGTTTCAAACTCTGCCCTCTGCTCAGGTGAAGCATCTGGGTTCATATAATCAAAATAGTCCTGCTTTGTCGCAAGCCCCTGCTCAAACCTCCATGTCCATAGAGAAATCTCTGTATCTGGAGTAAGCGCGTAGTTAGGCTCAAGATAGTCAACGCTGTAGTCCGATCCTACATCAATACCAGTTTCAACCCTTAAAATCTCTCTGTCAACCTCATATCTCTTTTGCTCCCAGGGACGCCAGGTGTCCTCCTTCTCGCCAGTAGTGATATCCCTTGCCTCCATTTCTAAGATTGACAAACTGGCTGCCGATGGCGCATTTCCCGCGTCATCCCGTGCATACTTGGCTCTGATATGGTTATTATTCAGTGTAGACTCTACAAGAAACCTTGTTGCGTCGATTATCTCCTGGAGAGAGCCGCCAGAGTTTGTTACTCCGAAATTGGCTCCCTCGGGGAGATACAATAGTTTGTCTGTACCTATGGAAATACGGCTTGAGTCATCCACGCCTGAAATATACTTGATTCCCAAGGCTGAATAACGAATGGCTAACTGTAATTCAAACTGAGCAACATTTACGGCTAAATCAGTCTGTACTATGTCCATCGCGTTGGCCACAGAATGATAATCCCTGATCGGAGGATACCTGTGAGTGAAAGTTACAGGCATGACACCGTAAGGATTGATGTCACCATCATTTACGCTTAACCGATTGCCATGCTCATCTAATAGATAATGCTGACCGGGATAACCAGGACGCTCCTCGATCCAAACCGCATGGAGAGGTTTATCAAGCCTTGCATTTCCCTGATATTCTATAGGATAACAAACACCAATAGGCTTATCCCTGCTGTCACCCGCTAAAAAGATTGGCTCAAAATGTGAAAGAATCTCGTATTCGAGTTTTTGAGTGAGCTCGTTCCACTTACTGCGGATCGCCATCGATCCCAAAAGGAATGTCAACCGCTCTAAAAGTCTACGCTGGGAATTAAGGCTTTCTGTGCTAATAATTTCTAAATACTTATCAGATGCCCGCATTCTGGGTGGACGCTTGTAGGTCATTGACCTGACAGCACAGACTCTGCGGGTAATATTCTGATTCAGTATCGGAGCCTGTCTGAGAGTCTCCCTGCCAAAATAATCAGCAATATACCTGTCGATATTAACGCCTTCATACCAATCCATAAGGTAATCACGCTCTTTAATACGCTCATCTTCAATGTAACGTAGCTTCTTTTTTAGAGATGCAGCTACGGCATCTTGACTTAAATCAGGAATTGTTACCAATCTATCACTCCAGCGGTTCTTCTCTTAATGGGGAAATGGTTTACGAAAAAGTATCTGGCGCAGTCGTTCATGTGATCCACGCGACCATCTTTTAAAGGCTCCTCCTTTAATCTCTGATCCGTTCTGTGCTCAGGATAACGGTAGTTTTCATAACACTCAATAGCACCCTTGCATTTGTCACTGACGAAAAAGTGACTGTCGCCATTGGCATCTTCGACGAAAGAACGGAAGTGGCTCACGCCATTGGCTACTGTTCTTGAAAGTTTATCTGTCCTGTAACGGACTATCATCCCTTTTCGCCTGAATTGTTCAATGTCCCCTAAACCACTCTGAGCCTGAACACCGCCACCAGCCGGATCTCCATAATAAGCCTGAACAGGATAGTCCCTTCTTAAAATCATGTTTGCCAATTCATCAGTCTTGATGTTCTCATCAAAACAAATCTCGTCTATCTGATAAACTCTAGCACGAGGCTCCCGCTCTTCCACCTGGAACCATCCAACTGCGGGCATCCTGAAACCGAAGTCGATGCTGCAGAATATTGGGAGATCGGGATTGAACTTGAGTCCCTTAATGACATTCGTGTACCTTGAGAATGGTAGGACACGACCCGTGTATGAGACGAAACTCGCTCCGTACTCCTGTTCCCATGTTTCTTTGGTGAGCGTTTTTTTGAGATCATCTAAATCCTCCCTAAAATATGGTGATTCCCATGATGGGTGCTGCCAGGACTCCCATTCCGGGAAATTCTTATCCTGACCCCTGGTGTATAGATCGTATAGCCAGTTATGACCCTCAGGCGTTGTTGTCATCAATGTCCATCCCCTCCTGTCGGAAAGAGTCGGCCTTAAATACTGCTCCCAGATTATCTTCTTTATCTTGGCGGCTTCATCCATGACTAACCAATCCAGGCCCTCGCCCACCAATGAATCTGCGTTGTCCGCTGACTTAATCCAGACCTCTGAACCTAAACCGGCCATTTTGAAGTAGTAAATCTGTCCGCTGATCTCCTTCTTCGCTTCAACTGGGAGTTTTAACCTCAGAAGAAGATCATCCTTTACGATACGGGCGATTTTATCGCATAACTCGTAATTGGGAGCTACAATCCACCCTCTGGTCTTAGGAGTTAAGATCCAAGGCTCTATTTCTCTGGCTGCGGAAAAAGATTTGCCTGATCTTCTTCCCTGTATGTTTATTCTAAACCTCGCGGGGCTGTCATGCACCGCAAGCTGGTTAGGAATAGGCCGGTATTGGATCAGGTTCCAGAATTTCTTCTTGTTTAGAACCCGTTTTCTTTTTCGAGCCAATATTACTGTCCTCGTAACCGCATTCCTTTAAGATAGCTTCCATATTGCCTGTAAGATCAATAGACTGACGATCCGTCTGATTTAAAATGTTCTTCCCAAGGAAGATAGCCATCGCTGCAGAGTTTTCAGCCAGCTTAAACTGGATCTGCCTCAATTTTATCTTCTGTTTCTGCTTTCCAGACTCAACCTCAGCCTTAAAACGCTTGCGGATAGTGGATTCATCACATTTGCAGAATTTCGCTATCTCCAGTGTGGTGCAGCCAAACTCAGCAAGAGTCTCAACCTCACCCGCGTCAATATCTATTCTTGGTCTTCCTCTTTTTCTAGCCATGATTATTCCTCTTCATCTATATATACTGGAGTGGATGACTCCCAGAGCACACCACACTTCATTATAGCCCTTCTCCAATAAGTCTTTGCAGACGATGTGGATATCTCTAACTGCTCACCTATCAATGGGAAAGAAATCATCTTACAGCGGAGTTTGAATACCTGAAGCTCCCTGCGGGAGAGATTGTCGTATGCTCTGTGTGCTGCGAACTGGAGCCAGCGTTCTTCCGGGGGGATTAGACCGCTGTTGAAAACATTGAGCTTCCATCGAAAAGCCGTTGATTGAGTGATGGCACTTTCGAGTCTCTCCTGGTCCGCATCAGTGAGTAGTGGAAACTCCTCCATTATTTGAAGTTACTGACGTTTATATTTATAGTTTAGAATACATCCTGTTTCCGAAAATAGTGGAAAATTTTAAGACACACATCCCC